AAATCGGCCGCACCTAGTTTCAATCCAGATGTTTATGATGATATTACCTCGGCCGCAAAAAAACAAACTCAGATGCTAAATCCAGGCATAATTAATACGAATAAGCAGCTATACGGAGACCTATATGACACTTACCAGAACGAAAAATCTATGATGCGATTCTATTCCACCGCAAACACACGCGTAACTAATGATCAAGGTGCGTTTTCGGAATACTTATTCGGTAATATGTACTCTGGTAAGGAATCCACACCAGAAGGCGCCATGATGAGATTAAAAGACAATTATCGATATATTTTAATTTAAGATTAAGAGCATTAATGCTAACAAATTGTTTTTATTCCATTTTTATCATAAATCCATATTTACCCAGTAGAACCAATAAACTCATCACGCTCCACAGGCGTAAATAATCCCCATAATATATTAGCTCTGGTTTTTGGTGAAAGCTTATTTGAATACGCATATTTATTAAAAATATATTGACTTGCTTTTTTTACATTACAAAAGCGGCTAAGGATTTCTTTAAATTTAGGTTGCATACCAATAAAAGTGGGAGCATATTCATTCGCATACAGTATGAGATCATTTTCAAGCCAATTGATATCTTCACCCTCCTTTGATTGTCTTTCAATAATCCATTTTTGATAAAATATGTTAGTTATAATAGTCATAGTTTTAGAAAAATGTGAAATATCTTTCAACAAGATAGCATCTTGTGGCTGACGTAAATATATTAAAATCATATAAATTATTTCAATTGGTAACATTTTTTGAAAGTAAATACTCTGAACAAGTTGATCATCCATGATACTATATAAAATATAAATAATTGTATTTAAATTTGTTATACAAGACATTTAGTAATAAAAATTAATATTATATTATTATATAAATGAACCAAACTGTTACAGTCAATGCTAATGAAACGTCAAAACAATTTTATAACAGATATTTTACTAATACATCAACAGAATATTATGTAATTTATATTGATAACGATATATTTCCAAATATAAACCGAGATGATATAGTAAAGGGAACAAAAATAATGAATAATGATATATATTTAGAATACAAACGTCCCCAAGATATTTGGAATCCCCAAAATCAATTTACTATTACACTTGATAATATTAAAAATCAAGATATAATTTTAAGCAGCAGTCCAAGACAATTATTTTTGGGTGGACGTCGCAGAAGAACTAAGCGAAGACGAACCAAAAGGAGACAGACTAGAAGACGCCGTTCTTACAGATAAAGAAAATAACAATTTTGTCTTTGTTAGTTTATTATTTAGAAGACATTTAGAAAGAAAATATTTTAATTAATAAATAATATAATATAAATTGTTATGGAATTTATATTCTAATAATATATAAAATGGCTTTTGTTTCAGACTTTGCATTTAATAATATTTCAAGATTAGGCGATGACAGTTGTAGCCAAGATATCAATTCAATTGAGAACGCTCAAGCGTGTAGCTACTTATTACAAAACTATTTTGCCCAAGACTGTACTATGTCAAAAGCCAAACAATTGGCAGTTACACAACCATGTGTGAACTATTCAGGAACAATGGGTTCCGATATTTGTGGATCCAACATTGACGACAGTTCTCGTCTTTTGATTGGCACGATTCAAACACATCCCCGATGCCGAATTGACTTATTTCAGCGCCCTTTTGCTACCGTGCCCTTTTTAGGAAGAGGTTCAGTAGATCCTATTTTAGAAGCACAAATTCAACAAGGTGAGGGTGTTACTAACAAGCGAACTGTAACCGGACTACCAGAAAAGAGCTATATGAAATACCATACAACTCCTTTGATTCCGGAAGTTAAGCAAACAATTCAAAATCCCACTAATTTGATTGAAGGTATGGCATCGGAAGGATGGATACGCGGAGGTGTGCCATCGCGTGAACTAACAAGAGATAAAGATTTTTATACAGCGCATACAGCAGGACAGTACGCATAAGCTAGAAGCGAAAAATATAAAAATATAAAAATATAAAAATATATTAAGACATAAATAATTATTATATTAATTTAAAGACTATTCATTAATTAATATAAATGTACAACACCAATTTTGTTGTTAAATATCATGATATTGAACGTGAATTAGTATATAACTTACGTCAAAAGGCTATAAAAAAACAAGAAGAAGAAACTGCTGCTTTAATAGCTACAGCAACTGCCGCAATTGCTCAAAGAGAAAAAGAAATAAAGGAATTAATTGAAAAACAAGAAGCCAATGCTTTAACAAAGAAAGGTGGTAAAAAGAAGGTTACAAAGGAAAAAGAAGAACCCATAAAAGAAGAACCAAAAAAAAGAGGTAGAAAGAAGGCCGTAAAGGATGAGCCTATAAAAGAAGAACCTGTTATAAAAGAAGATGTTAAGGAAAAACCTCTAACAAATGAAGACGAAATAAAAGAAGAAGAAAATGATGACGAAGATATTGAATATACAATGGAAGATGTTCATCTAATTTGTGAAAAATTATATCGAGATGAGCTATTATCTGTATTTGAAGTAGAAACAATAAATGATGGAAATATGGATGCGGGAATTAAAAAAGTAATTGAGAAAATGGTTGAAACCCCAAAAACCAAAAAAATGTTAGAAGACATAAAACACGATTTAGTAGATTTTAGTAGTTTTACTGGAACTCCTACAGAAATGGAAAATATCCGACGTAATGCGGATTACATAATTTTTATTACATTATTTAGTCAACATATATTTTATATAACTCACATATGTGTTTGCCAATTGTTTACCATAAATGATATAGATGATGAACTTGTGAATTTATTAAAAGAAAGAATGATAAATCTTTTTAAAAAAAATTAATATTTGTAGAAAAAATAAATAATAATATATTCAAAAATTAAAATAAAATTAAAATTATAAATATATATAAATATAAATGGCTTCTACGCGCAATAAAAATACACCAGGAAATTACTGCTTAGATCAAAAACAATATACAGATTCTTCCGCCTGGAGTTTATATACGAATGGAGCAAATGGAGAAGCATATGATACTCGATTAGCAGGTAATGGATTAAATCCAGGTCAATTACCTTGGACAACTTTGTCTCATAATTCGGCTGATATAGAATCATTTTTATTTGGAATAAATTCAACTAATTTAGTTAATCCTGCTCCGTGTTTGATGCCAGAATTAAAATACTTAAAAACGGCAAATGTGTTTAAAATGCCGGATGTAATTATGCCAGTTCCTTTAACAGTTCCCAAGGGACAAAGACCCTTTCCTTTGCCTTAAATGTTTGAAGGTGTAAAAATATATACAATACAATATAATATATTATATTATATTATATGGATATACCATTAATCAGTTACATTTCATGCATTATGTCACGTTTATCTTACTTTGATAATGATAAATTTTTGGATAAATATATAAATATTACAGATATACCAGAATTGAAAAAACAATTTATAGACATAAAAAAACATAGTATAGAAGACATTTTTGAATTAAAAACAAAAAATATGATATCTATTAATAAAAAGGTAAATAAAATTAATTATAATGATGAACTAACAAAACATTCAGATTCAGATTCAGATTCAATTCAATATGTATCAATATGTACATCAAATTATTCGGGAATCTATGTAGTAGCGGATAAACGAATGAATACAATTTTTGTTTGTTTTAGAGGCACTTACTCACCGAAAAGTGCGTTGTCTTATTTACAAGTTAAAACATTTGCGCCAACTCAAATTTGTGAAGATAAAGAAGATGGTTATTTACTTGGTGTATTTAAAATTACGGCAGAAGTATTTTATACTATTAGAGAATCCATCAGATATTTATCAAAACACTTTTTAAAAACAAAAGATTTTAAACTGGTAACAACAGGTCACTCATTAGGAGGAGCTATGGCTAGTATATTTTCATATTTATGGACAACTAAACATAAACGCCTTTTAAAAATAATTTGTATAACTTTTGGTAGCCCACGTGTAATGAATGGTCATTTGATTAAAAAGTTTAATAAGTTAATACACGATAAAATTATAATGTATACTAGATATATCTCTAACGGAGACCCATTTGTTAAGTTACCCTTAACAAGTAAAAAATTTGAAAATTCTTATTATTTTCCAGATAATTATGATGATTCATTAGATTATGTTGCTATTAGTTGTAATTATATGAAAAAAACAAATAAAGTAAAATGTAATTTAAAAAATAAAACTAAAAAAGCAAAATTATCTATAATAAATCATGGACTATATTTAGGTATCATTTTTAAAGACGCCGCAAATGGAAAGACGAATTTTAATAAAGAAATTAACCGCGATACAGATAATTCAACATTATGTAGAATTATTATATGGAATAAAAAATATAAAGTAGTATTTTTTAATTTAAATGATGTTAAAAATAATATTTCAAAAGAGAAAAATTTGATAACAAAAATAATGAAAAATTTTGTAGTAGATTATAAACATCAAGATATTTATATGAATAATCAAGTATTTGAAAAGCTTATAAAAAACAGTCTCGAATTAGATAACACCGATTTAAATCCATTGTCTCCAAATAAAATAGAAAATATACAATATAATGGAAAAGTAGAAGAACAATTATTTTGCCTTTAAAATAAATTAAATTAAAATAAATTAAAGTATAGTTATAATTTATTTTAAATTATATAATAATAATATAATGGCATTTACCAGATTTCATGATGATCCATGTAGAATAACAAAACAACTTCAACAGCAAACAGATCAAGGCAGATGGATGATAGATGTCCCAGGAAATGGAGACAAACCGTGTTTTGCTTTAGATCCGCAAATTATACCACAAAAATGGGGTGCCAATTTATGGACTGAATCTGTAGATATTCAAAGTGCTCTTTTAGGAATAGATAAACGATTAAATCGTGATATACCAAATACTACAAACTTTTTAACAAATTCTTCTTCAAATCCATATAAACGGTTGACTGTTCATTCCGCACCAATTTCATATCCAGTTTGCGATACATTTATAACAACAGAACAGTCGAGAGCAATAATGCCTGCATGGACAGCTCGAGATTTACAGCAAAATCACGCATATATTTTGCCTAAAGATCCACAGGTAAATACGGAGATGAAATTTGGAAATTATATTAGCACTCGTGTTTTAGAGAAAGACCATTTTAAGCGAGATTTCGATTGTGTTCCTTTGAATGATCAAGGTTATACGGTTCCGGTAAAACAATTTTCAAGTGGACAAAAGACACAAGGAACATATGTAGGCGGTGCTAATACGTGTGCTTCTAGAGATAGTTGTGAAATACAAAAGGCTCGGTAAAATGAAATACAATGTAAATGAAAAATAAATTAAATTAAATATACACTTTTTTAAAAAGTATATATATAATATAATAATGGAATTAGCAATACCACTAATAGCACTTGGAGGAATGTATGTTATTTCAAATAAAAATAACGATACATCAAAAAATATTTATAATGAAGGACAAACTAACAAAAAGGTAACAGGTCAAGAGAGCTTTAATAATATGGGTAAGAAAACAAATTATTTACCAAATACAAATATAGCACCTCAAAATTATCCCATTATGAATAATCCAGAGTTGATCGATACAGTTCAGGAATATCCTAATCCAAACTCAGCAACAAATAAGTATTTCAATCAAAATCAATACGAACAAAGAGAGAGAGCTGGTAAATCAGTCGGGGATACAATTCAGCAAGTATATTCTTTAACAGGTGACTATATGAATTCTAGTCAATTTAAACATAATAATATGGTTCCATTTAATGGTGGAAAGCCGCATGGTCAAATTTATAATAATAATAACGCCGAAACAATTTTAGACAATTATGCCGGAACAGGTTCTCAAATAATTAAGAAGATTGAGCAAGCTCCTCTTTTTAAACCACAAGAAAATATTCAATGGACAAATGGTGCCCCTAATATGAGTGATTTTTATCAATCTCGTGTTAATCCTGGGATAAAAAATAATATGGTAAAACCATTTGAATCAGTTCAAGTAGGACCTGGTTTAGACAAAGGTTATTCAACAAATGGTTCTGGTGGATTTAACTCTGGAATGGAAGCACGCGACTTATGGTTGCCAAAAACAGTTGATGAGCTACGTGTCGCAACAAACCCCAAAGAAGAGTTTTCTTTAGCAAATCATCAAGGTCCTGCACAAGCATCTATAACAAATGTAGGTATTTTAGGAAAAGTAGAAAAATACCGCCCAGATACTTTTTTTATTAATAGTCAAGATCGTTGGCTAACAACAACAGGAGCAGAAAAAGCACAACGAGTTGTAGCAGATGAAGTTCTTAAGGTATCTCACAGAAATGAAACAACAACACAATTAACTGGAACTCCTAATGCTGTTTTAAAAACAGCAAGTTATGTTCCTAAGAATCACGAAGCATCCAAAAGAATTCAATTGGATGCTCATCACGTGGGGCATTCAAATGCGGCTGGCACAGGATCACATATAGATGGAGAAGAATTTTTGAAAAGTCATACTAATTACACAAATAGTAGAAGTGTAAATCTACAGCCCCAAACCTTTGGTTCCGGATTTTCAAGTGCGATTGGAGCTGTTATAGCGCCACTAATGGATGTATTTAAACCAGCAAGAAAGGAAGAATATGTATGCAATATGCGAATTTATGGAAATACAATAGGGGAAGTACCTGGCAATTATGTGGTAACTCCAGGAGATATGCCAAATACAACAGTTAAGGAAACCACATTATATCAACCAAATGGTTATGTTGGAAATCAATTAAATGGTGGTTATGAAGTAGCTGATCAACAACCAATTACAAATCAGCGTGACACAACTGGCGAATTATGTCAAATGAATCCGATTGGGTCTAAATATGGATCTAGAAATTATGAAGCTGATTATCGTCAAACTAACAATGAAGCTAAAGAGAAGTCTGTTGTTGGAAGAACAAACGCAGGGAATATGTCTACTTTTAATTCGCAAATGAATGTCTCGCATTCTAAGCTTGATTCTGACCGAGATAATAATCGAATGTGGGCGCCCAGTGCGGTGATACCAAGTGGACCATCTGTTAGAACATATGGAAAAGCGCATATGCCGTCCCTGTCGGATCAGTGTAAAACAGGTTGCGACCGATTGGATTCATCATTGCTTGATGCGTATCGCAAAAATCCTTATACCTTTAGTTTGTCAAGTGTTGCGTAAAAAGTCAATTAAATTAAAATATAATAAATACGTAATATTAAAATATAAAAACACTATTTTAATATTAATAAATACAATCAATGTCTTTACCAATTCATCAAAATATCAAAGAAAAGTTAGAACATTTTAATATCAATCATAAAATACCAAACATTATTTTTAACGGCACATCAGGTTCAGGTAAGAGCACAATTGTAAATGATTTTATAAATTTAATTTATGAAGGAAATAAGGAAAAAATAAAGGATTTCGTAATGTATGTGAATTGTGCTCACGGGAAGGGTATTAAATTTATTAGGGATGAATTAAAGTTCTTTGCGAAAACACATATTAATTCAAATGGAGGCGATACATTTAAAAGCATAGTGCTATTAAATGGAGATAAACTAACAATGGATGCTCAATCGGCTCTAAGACGATGTATAGAATTATTTAGTCATAATACGCGGTTTTTTATCATAGTAGAAGACAAATATAAGTTATTAAAACCAATTTTGTCGCGATTTTGTGAAATATATGTTCCGGAACCAGAATACAAAGGAAAAATAATAAATCTATATAAATTTAACCTGGATGAAACGTTTAAACTAACAAGTGTAAAAAATGTTAAAGCTGAGTGGTTAAAAAAGGAATTACAAAAACCAATAACTTTAGAAACAGATCTAATAACTTTTTCAACTAAATTATATGAAAAAGGATATAGTGCTTTAGATTTAATTAAATTAATAGAAGATGGTATTATTAAAATAAATGACAATAAAAAATATGATTTATTAATCGCATTTAATAAGGTAAGAAAGGAATTTAGGAATGAAAAAATATTAATTTTATTTATTATGAACTTTACCTTTTTAGATGTAGAAACCAACTTAGAAAATATTTCATTTATTTAATTGGCAAACTAGTAGGCAGAGTCGGGTGGTTCCAAAGTAACTAAGTGAGTTAAATTAAGCAAAATATTAAATCAAATAGATACATAAATATGGATGATTTTAATGTTAGTTCATTACACGAGTCAAAGAATGAATGGGGAGCACGTTTATTAACTATTTTGACACCATTGGTTACTGAAGGATTAAAATCTATTTTTGATGAATCAATAAAGTTATGTAGAGAAAATGATGAAATGGATAAGTATTTAATGACATTTCAAAATTTAATAAGCCGCATTCCAAAATGGAATTCAAATATTATTGAAGCTGAAAAAAAACGGATTATTGAGCGAAGTGGTTGTGGTTATTTAGAAGAATTAGTTACTTGTGTTCATATAATTCAATTAAAATTACTAACAGCAATGCGAGTCGGTCAGAAACAGAAAAAGATTGACATTAATATCCCAAAGTTAGATGATTTTATTCACAAAGCGTATATTAATGTAGCGCGAAAGGTATATAAAAATGTATATTTATTTGAAATAAATATCGCACCTTTACAGATTCAAAAACATAATAGAGAATTAGAAACAATTGTTCAAGAATGTATTTTGAACGCAGTTAGAGAGAGCATTCCAATTGAACACATTTTGAAAGCATATATGGATGAAACAGTGGAAGATGATGTAATAGAAGAAATTAAAGAACAAGTTGTAGAAAAAAGTGAAGCATTAAACGCAAGAGGAGAAACTACATTTGTTTCAGAGTCAAAGGAGTCTAAAGAGTCAAAAGAAGGTTTAAAATTTAATGATGTAGATACAGCAGTAGATAAATCTGGAAAAGAAGAGGTTATAAATGCACCAAAAACACTTGAACGATTAGAAGAAATAAGTAATTTAAGAAATGCGCAAAGAAAAATGGAAGAAGAGGATGATACTGATAATGAAACACTAAAAATATCAGATGAGCTTGCTGATCTAAATAGTTTAGATGTGCATGTAATTGGTCAAAAACCAATAGATTTAGACCCCAATCTTTTGTTAGATGATATAGAAGTTTTAGCCTAATTTGTTAGTTGTTAGTTTTTAGAACGCGTTAAATATAAAAATGAATTGTAAAAATATATTGTAAATGGATAATATATTTTTAGTAGCTGGGATCATATCTATTATATTTTTTGTTGCTAAATTTTTAGAAATGCGATATTTCGAAAAGGAAAGCAAACCACTTAAAATACTAATTAGAGATGCTTTGGTAGTTTATGTTAGTGTTGTCGCAGGTATGTTTGTTTTAGAACAATTAACGCCTGTTATAAAAGAAACAGTAGTTCCTAGTAGTCCTATTGCTTTTACTGATAATCCGCCATTCTAGGTAGGGAACCAAGGTTCCCCTACGACCCCTCCTTAAATATTCATAATTTAAAAATTATGTTAAGTTAATTCATCGCAATAGTCATTATTATTCTCAAAGTCATCATCATCGTCATCTATATCCATGCGAGGAACATCATAGTTAATAATGGTTAATCCTTTATACACATTATTATATACTTTTACAAGTATATCATCATCAAAGCCTAGACTTTTAGACCCTATATTTGATAATAATTCATAAAAAATAATTTTTCGGTCTTCCTCTTTTGTTCTATCCCAAATTTTATTTGGAAATTTATCTTTTAATAAATATATCACACAAGTAGCACAGTTTTGATAAGCCATATAAATAAATTACAAAATGTATTTATATTACTATTATTTAATTTATATTATTGTGTATAAAAGGAGGGGTCGTAGGGGAACCTTGGTTCCCTACTTATCTGCCACTCCATACTTTTACAAATGGCTCATAAGCTTTTTTGTTATTAAAATCTTTTAAATATTCATCATAATTGTAATGAAATGCTTTATGATGGTTCATTATATTTCCAAATAAAGAACTTTTCACTCTTAATAATGGACATTCTTGATTAAAAAGTAGTCCCATTATTCTTTCTAGACCGCACCGATCAGTTCTACTATTAATAACAGAAATTAAGTTAGTAATACCATATTTTGTTTCCAATATTTCCAAAAAATTTAAATTGATATATGATTGAACCCCAAAACATAAATCAAAATGATCATTTTTATTTAATCCAAGAATATTAAATTCAGGCCCATTTAATCTTTTTTTTAAATATGAATTATGGTTTAAATTGTTACAAATTCTAAGTAAATTATGTAAATTCTCTTTATCATAATCATAGTGCCATAAAGGCATAACAGAACATTTTAAATTTTCAAATGGTATTCTTTTATGAATAAAAACACTGTCGTGTATTATAACCGCATTATCAAACCATTTATGTCGTAAAAAATAAATGTATGGTAAAAGCTCACCACGTTTAGGGTATTCAGATTGTAGTATTTCAATATTTTTATAATCAAATTCAGCTTTTATAAAGGTTGGATTACTATTATCATCTATAATAACAATCTTTTTAAAAGGATAGTGTGTTCTAATTAATTTAACACATTGATTCCAATATTTGTTAGTTTGTTCTGAATTTACGTGTCTTGTAATAATAAACCCATAAGTCATTATAATAAATATCAATAATTTATTTTTAATAATTGTATTAATAAAAATAAATAAAATAATTCAAATAAAATAATTTAACTAACATATGATGACAAATCATCAATATTCATAACAAATTCTCCTTTTGAAACTCCAGTTTTATTAATAACAAACTTGCTAAACTCTGGCCTGTCTAATTGCGCATTTGGAGTATGATTATGAACACTTCGAGCAATCATTTTATACAATTTAAAATCTGGATAACGTTCAGCACCATTATTTTTATACAAAACATTAATACCATTATCATCAATACACCATTCAACAATTAGTTTTACAATAGGATCACAACTATTTAAATTTTTTATACTATCCATATCATCTACAATATAATCAAAAATAGAACAAGCTAGTCGGCATAAATCAAAACTAAAATTAGGTTCTAATCTAGGCTTTTTATCATTAAAATAAGGTTCCGTATTATATTGAGTAACTGCGTCACCTCCAGTTTGAAAACTATCACTACAAAATATTTTATTGTCAAATTTATAAATAGCACGACCAAAATCAATAATTTTAAATATTTTTCCAAATGTAGGAACCTTATAATGCTTCTTTTTATATAAATAATACAAATACTTTTTGTTAGTAGAAATATACATAATATTATTCGTATGTAAGTCATTATGAGTAAATGAAAATAATTTTTGATATGTTATAAGTGTCATAATTATTTGCATTAACGCAGACATCCATTCATCTTGAGATAACTCAGAATTAATAATCAAATCATCCAATGTAGTTTCACAATTCTCCATACAAATAACTTGAACTGGAAATTTTGGCAAAGTTAAAAATAATTGTTCTTCTTCTAAATCAGTTTCATAAGAGCTGTTTGTCTCAGAATCAGAAATAGATTTAGAACTAGATTTAGAACTAGTTTTAGAACTAGATTTAGAACCCGAATTAGATTTAGAACAATCTAAATCTTCTATATCTAAATCATCATTTGTATCATAATCACTATCAAGTATATCATTTTCATTTGTATGCGATGTTCTTGATGAACATGATGAGCCTGATTTAAGAGTTGCTGATTTTTTTTGATCAGTAATATCAAGTGAATTTGTAATATCAACTAAATCAATATTAAATGTTTTAACATCATCAAGTGATAATTGTGTTGATTCAAATATATTTTCAAAAATAGTCTCGTCAAATGATTTCACAGATAAATTAGATTTTTGAGAAATATTCATAATGTTTAATGGTTTCAAATTGGTCTCTTTATTAAAAGAGTTTGGTAGTAAATGCGAGAAATCTTCTACCGTAAACAGTGTATTTTTTTGTTTATTAAAAAAATCAGATTGAATCAAATAATCAATATCATCAATAATATTAATTTTGTAATTATTTTTAATAGCTAAAAAAGAACCATAATAATCCAATCCATGAATAAAATTATGTTTATGTAATACTTGGCTTGTTAAAAATGAAAAAAATCCGTCAATATAAGAAGAATTGTTGCTATCTTCTATTTTAGGATGAACCTTTTTTGTTTTGTCAATTGAAGGCAAATTAAACAAAGCTGGATCTGTATAATTATATTTACCGACCAAATACTTAAATGGATCTAACAAGGGCGCCATTTTAATAAATACTTTTTGGGTTATAGACATATCTTCGTCGTCATTTATGTTTTTCAATTTACAAGAATAAATGTGCGTAGGTTCAGTATTCGTATCTTTATTTTTAATATCTTTAATGTCTGAAATATTCCACATATGATTTAAATTAATGGAATTATAATTCGTATTATTTAATGAAAAAAAACGTTCATAAATAGGTATATAATTTTGCACATTAGATAAAGATATGTTAGTGTTTGATTGAAATTTGTTGAAAAGATTGATGTTCTTTCTCTTTTGATAATTTACCTTAATTGCCATTAGCTAATAAAAATAAAATTATAAGTTATATTTAACTTATTATAATTAAAATATCTATTAACTAACAAATGCCTAAATGATTTTATTTAGTGTTATTCATATTTGTTAGTTTGCGTAAATTAAAATCTTTTTTAAATATATTATAATAATAAATGAATTTAGAGCTAAAACGTTTTGACATGAAATCCATCAGTTTCAAGCCCAATGAGTCAAAAGGTCCCGTGGTAGTTTTAATTGGTCGTCGTGACACTGGTAAATCATTTTTGGTAAGAGATTTATTATATTATCATCAAGATATTCCAATTGGCACTGTTATTTCTGGAACCGAAGAAGGAAACGGATTTTATGGCAAGTTGGTGCCAAAATTGTTCATACACAATGAATATAACACTGCTATTATCGAGAACATTTTGAAGCGACAGCGACAAGTTTTGAAGCAGATTAAGAAAGAAATGGAGCAATTTAAAAGATCCACTATTGATCCTCGAACTTTTGTTATCTTAGATGACTGCTTATATGATAACACTTGGGCACGCGACAAGATGATGAGACTACTTTTTATGAATGGTGATTTTATGAATGGTCGTTAAAAATTGTGACGATACATCGTGTGCTTGCCATTAATAGTTATTTCAAAAAAATAGCTAGTATTCTTTTTAGTTTCATTTAAAAAAGAATGCGACACGTCCAAATTGCGGGGATATCTTGCTAGGATTATGCTACTAAACCATCTAGGAAACTAGGATGGCGGCTTATGCTAACAACATAAGGTATAGTAAAAAGGCATAATATAAAGACAATCCGCAGCCAGTCTTCTAAGTCCGTTATGATAAGGATATGAAGGCGGTTCAACGACTAAATGCCCGTGGGCTGGAGCGAATTAATTACTCGCAATGAAAGCTTAAGATATAGTCTAGGCCCGCTCGAGAGAGCGTCACGCCCATTTAAAAAGCGTGAATTTAATGATTTCAAGAAGAAATACTTGAATGAAAATGGTATAATTGAGGCACTGGAAGGTAATGCTGATAATTACAATGCAATACCCTCTAGGAATTCCACCAACACTAAGAACAAATATAGAT